GTTACTGGTAGAAGCCAAGCTGAAGGAGCGCAACATATGAAACAGCCTATGTGGAACAGCGATGCTGTCAAAGCCTATGAGACTGGCCAAGGCGTGGAACTGGTTAATGAACCATACCCACATTATGTGCCCAGTCAAAAAAAGCATGAATGGATAGGACTGACTGATGAGGAAATTCACAACATAGCATGGCCACACGGTGGTAAAACTATGCAAGCAATCATCAAACACACCGTATTGCAAGCAGAGCAATTGTTGAAGGAGAAGAACACATGACTGAAAAATTAATTGATCCTAATGCGGCTGTGGATTTTATGTACAGCCAAGCTGTGATATTTGCCCAAGCAAAAGCCAATCGATTTTATTTAGAGGAGTATCGCAAGACATTAAAAGCCGAATTATGTAAAGAGGCTCTTGAGGCAGGCTATGAGGCTGTGAATGCCCAAGAGCGAGAGGCGTATAGCAACCCCCGATACAAAGCTCACCTGACGGCCATTAAAGAGTCTATACAAGTCGAAGAGCAATTGAGGTGGCAGTTAGTGGCGGCACAGGCCAGAATCGACGTATGGCGTTCACAAGAGGCCAGCCATCGAGCATTTGACAAGGCAGTGGTATGAACAACAAATTGACAACAAAAGAACGTGCTTACGTGAATTTAGTCAAGTTGTTGCCCTGCTCTGTATGTGATGCGGCTGGACCTAGTAGTGCCCACCATGTTAAACAGGGGAACCAATACACCGTAGTTGCGTTGTGTTGGGACTGCCACCAAGGGCCAATGCTAGGCTGGCACGGGCAAAAGAGAATGTGGGACATCAAAAAGATGGATATGAATGATGCCTTAAATACAACAGTCAGGCGAGTTATTGACGAATTGGGCGAGTTTTTTAATCCTAAATAACCCCACAGTTGAGTAGGTCATTAATTTATAGTTAAAATTAAACCACTGCACAACGCAGGCACTTAAACAAATAGGACCCAAAATGACACACCCATTCGAAAAAGCAGGTTTAGGCAAGGCTCCCTTCTCATGCACAGGCGTAAGCGAAAATGTATGGGATAACGGAGACGGTACTACCAAGGGCGGTGGCGTTTGCGATTACTGTGGCACAGGTATCCGCTGGGAGTTCTGGATTAAGGGTTCAATTGCAGGTGCCAAGCAATTCAAGGTTGGATGCGATTGTGTTGCTAAGACTGGCTGGGGTATTGACCGCTTTTTAGAAGTCCGCGCAGAGCATACACGTGCCCGCCGTCAAGCTGGCGCACAAAAGCGTCGTGAGGCCCGTCAAGCACAATTGGCCGCAGAACGTGCTCAGAGAGATGCACAGCGCTTTGAGGCTACCCAATCATGGCGCGATGCCAACAGCGCCTTAGTGGCCCGTTTAGCGGCATATGAGGGCACAAACGAATTCCTACGTAGCGCACACCAAAACATCGTTCAGTGGGGCAAGTTGACAGACCGTCAAGTTGAGGCAGTAGAGTCCTGCTTTGCTGTGATTGAGCGCCTTGAGTTTGCCCGTGCTAACAGCCAGCACCTAGGCGCTGTGGGCGAAAAAATTACTTTGTCTTTGACTGTAGAAAATATTATTGCAATCGATGGCTACTACGGTACAACTTACATCACCATAGCCCGCGATGAAAACGGCAATGCTATTACTTACAAGGGTGCAGGCCGTCTCATTGGATCTAAGGGAGAGACACATACAGTCAAGGCTACAGTCAAAGAGCACACCGTGTATAACGGCGTAAAACAGACTGTTGTACAAAGACCAACAAAAGTAAAATAAATAATAACCCCACGGTTGCGTGGGATATTAACTTTCGGTTAAGATAGAGTCACTGCAACGGAGCAGGCATTTAAACAAAAGGAACCAAAATGAACGCAATCACCAACATCGAACTCTCAGCACTCCAAATCAGCGAGGCTGACATCCTAGGCAACTTACTCGCACAGATTGCCGAGTTGACAGCAGAGGCCGACAAAATCAAAGACAGCCTAAAAGACGCCGCCTCTATCGGTGGACCAAAAGTAGTCGAAGGCGCAATGTTCAAAGCCACATACGTAGAGGCAAACCGCAAGACCACCGACTGGAAAGCCATTGCAGAAATCTACAACATCCCTGACGAAGTAATCATTGAGAATACTAAGGTCAGCGCTGTTTATTCTATCAAAGTCACATCACGTTAAACCAACCGCCCCTACGGGGGCATTTAAAGGAACAATCATGAAAACAGAAATTGAAACAGTTATTAAAACCCAAGATGAAGTTCGCGTATCAGTGTCAGACTTTGGCGATGACGTCTGGATCTGTTTAATGGGCCATAGCGCAACTTTTAGCGCAACATTGACCAAGGGTGAGGCAGAGCAGTTAATTGTGGGTTTGCAGGCAGTGTTAGCTCAACATGAATCAACAACTTAATTTGTTCAACGACATGGAGCCAGTGAAGAAATTTACTGGCCGCATTCTGGTCATAGACAGCCACAAGGCTAGTCACGACGGTCCAGTAGAAAATCTACATTGGCAAAACGCTAAGATGATTGCTGATGCATTGGGTGCTGATTTAATTTGGTCTTACCCAAATGTTAACGACTATCTGCGTAGTGGATATGAGGCAATTATTTTTGTCCATGCCAGTCATTACGCTTACACCGATTATGCGTGGCTAGAACAGTCTCCAGATGCCAAGCTGTACTATGTCACCAACGAGTACAACTTAGGCGAACCTAGGACCCTCTGGATGGCCGCAAAGGCAGGCCGCAAGTATACGGTACTGGCCAACCACCCGCACCGCGTTAGTAAGGTGGTTATGAAGTACGTAGACGACTGGATCTTGATGAATTTGAATTCATTGGTCTATGGAAACTATAGCTTTGTAAACCAAGGCGGCCACAACTGTATTTACTATGGCTCTTACAGAGACGACCGAAAAGAATATTTTCAAAAGTACTTTGATGGCATGACCGTATCAACTCACCTAAAGAACAGGCCCAAGTTTGACGCCTTAGGCGTGAACCCAAACTACATTAACAGGCTCAACATACAAAAGGGCGACTTGGCCAAGTATGGGTTTTCGCTTTACATCGAGGATAAAAAGACCCACACTGCCTACAACTATTTGGCCAATCGGTTTTATGAGTCATTGAACAGCGGGACCATATGCCTGTTTGATGAGTCATGCCAAGATACCCTTGCACTGAGTGGCTATCCAATAGATCCAGATTTGATTGTCAAAAGCCACGATAACATGATGGAGGTCATTCACTCTTACAGCAAGAGTCAGCCCGACGAAATTCATGCAAAGGCATTTGTAGATAAAAAAACTACACTGGATCAAATCAAGTCAATAGTGCAATAACCCCATGCTTGCATAAGGTATTAATAAGAAGTTAAAATCAACACACCAACAAAGAGGAACCAAAGATGAAAACAGAAATAACACTAGCAGATTTTTCCAATCAATTTGAGTCAGATGAAGTCATTGTGGCTTATGAGGCAGTGGACAACAACGAAGACCATGGGTATAACTTAGAGGTGTTTGTTTTTACTTTAGACGGCATCAACATCACAGACGAATTGACTCCGTACGAACTTCAGCGTTACGAAGAAGAAGTTGAAGAGCACATTCAAGCACTGAACGACGACTGGGAACTGGTTTAAGGAGTAATACAAATGGACTACGCAGACGCATTTTCAATGGGTGAAGAGTTCACTGCCTTGCAAGTATTGGCATTTGGATTAAAGACCGATACAGACGTTTCTGACCTGTTGGCCTACCTTGGGTATAGGGCAGACAAAAACGGCCGTCTGGAGCCCGCTAAAGAGCTTCTAGGCACATTGCCTAAGGGGGTTAAACATGGACTATGAGGCCAAAAACGCTTTTAACGAGTACAACAAGCAAATTTTCATGGGTTGTACCTCACTGGAGGAGAGTTGGTTCATCAAGGGTTTTATGTACGCAAAGGACCCTGATAGGCCACAGTTTTCAAAAGACCACCTCATACCCGTTAAAATCCATGGGTGTGGGGATTGCACTTTTTATGCTTGCGAAAAGGGTTGTACTTGTGAATGATGTACAATAACCAAAAATTAATTAACAAAGAGTAAATGATTGAAGAGATCAAAACGTACCATGGTAAAGTCAGAGGCGATGTACGTAACAGACGGCTTGAAGTGATAGTAGGATATATTTACAAATGCACCCACTGTGGTAAAATCTGGAGTACGAAAGATGACACAAAAGCTCACGACTGCCAAGGCAAAGACAACTGCGACGAAGGCAAAAACCGCAAAGCCGCCGAGCCCGCCAAAAGAACGTAAGACAGTACTCAAACCCAAGCAAAAAATAGTAGACGCGCGAACCACTAAAGCACCGACCATGGCAGAGGTCCAAGACCACGAATGGATGAATTGGGTCGAATACGCGCAGAGTCGCATCAGATACCTAGAGAACAAGTTGGCCACAGCATTAGATACGATCGACGCTCAAAAGGCCAATATTGACCGCCTAAACCGCAGAGTCTTGCAAGGATAGAAAACAAGACTTAAACTAATGACAGTGCATAGGACTTTTAAGGATAAGGGAATGCCTGACAACACAATAGCGCCAAAAAAGATGGGAAGACCATCAAAATACAGCGATCACCTAGCGCAAGTGATCTGTTTACGTATAGCTGAAGGCGAAAGCTTAAACAAAATCTGTAAAGACGACGAGATGCCCGAAAGAGTAACAATCTATCGTTGGTTGCTCGAAAAGGAAGACTTTTGTAACAATTATGCTCGCGCCCGTGAAGACCAAGCCGAGACTCACGCTGACGAAATCGTGGACATTGCTGATCAACTGCCCTACCAGATCACTGACAAAGACGGCAACATCAGGATTGATTCGGCATACGTCCAGTGGCAGAAGAACCGCATAGACGCCCGTAAATGGGTTGCATCCAAGCTGAAGGCTACCAAGTACGGTGATGTACTCAAACACACTGGCGACGCGAATAACCCCCTTGTTGTGGACGTTATGGCTAAAGAAGTGGTGACCACTCTAATTAAGAACGTCGAGATGAAGCGTCAATTGCAAAATGCAACTTGAACTACTTGATGAGATCAAAGAGCAACTAGAAAACCCTGAGTTGCAGGGCCACTTAGCTAAACTGTCCCCCGAAGATCTGGCCGCCTTTCAATGGCGCATGAATTGGTTAGCGACCGCTCACAATCATCAGATCGAACCCGCAGGCGACTGGTACACGATTCAATTGGTCCTTGCTGGCCGTGGCGCAGGCAAGACTAGGATGGCCGCTGAGACGATTGGCTGGTGGGCGTGGACCCAACCTAAGACCCGATGGCTGGTTGCCGCTCCAACAAGCGCTGACGTCCGAGGGACCTGC